CTAGGTTGAAAACTTGCTCAAGTCCAGAGAAAGCATCAATGAGGAAGTTCACTGCGGGAGCCAAGACGGTTAGCAAATCTTTAGCTACATCCAAGGCAAAGGCTGAGACTATTTCAAAATTGTTATAGGTATAGATTGTCGCTGCTGCTAAGGCTCCTAAGGCTGCTGCTGCCAAACCTATTGGGCCAAGAGCTGCGGTTAGAGCGACTTTCACTTTTATCAAAGCTGCAACCAATCCCCCCGAAGCTAAAGCTGCTGCTGCTTTTATTGCGATAAGGCCTTGGTAGGCTCCTACAGCTATCCCAATACCTGCAACCACGGCAGCGATAGCATCCGCATTTTCTGAGAGAGCCGAAACCAAATCTTTTACCGTTCCTGCAAACTCCACTAAAGTGAGCCCTGCGGTGGTTGCAAAGGAAACGATTTGTTCTTTATTCTCTTGGAATAATCGGGTAAGTTCCTCACCTACAGTGATAGCAATTTCTAGGAGTCCGTTGAAAGCAGGTTTTAGGGAGTCCCCTATTTCAGCTCCCAACGCTGCGAAAACTCCCCCAAGTCTCCCTATTTTGAATTCAGTTGTTTCCGCAATTTTGTTAAACGCCTCTTCGGTAACCGCTCCAGCGTCAAGAGCTGCGGTCCTCATTGCTTCCAGAGTTGAATTGAACTTCTTTCCGATAACGTCGGAAGTTGTTGCAACAACAAAAGAGCCCGCCTCTACTGAACCAAAAAGGGCTCCAATAGCGGAGGCACTTCCATCAGTAGTTCCCTTAATCTTTTGGAGGGTTCCTATGAGTCCATCAGTTTTTAGGGAAGCTTCGACCGAAGAGATCCCCGCTTTCCGTAACGCTTTTTCTAGGTCAGCCGTGGGTTTTGAAAGGTTGGCGAAAACTGCCTTTAGTTGATTCATCGCTACCGAAGTTTTCACCCCTGCGGTGGTTACCGCTGAAACGGATGAAAGAACCTCTTGAAACCCAACCCCCAATTGGGCGGCATTCGGTGCAACGTCGCCGATGGAACTGGCGAGCTCTCCAATTGTGGTTTTACCTGCCTTCATTGCTATGAAAAGGCTATCTGAAATAGTGGTTGCGGATTCAACTCCCAACCCATAAGCATTCATGATATTGGTAAGTCCGTCAACGGAAGTCGCCACATCGGTAACTCCACCAACTGCCAACTTGTTCGCTGCTGTCAACAAATCTTGAGCATTCGAAGCACCTACAGCACCCGACGAAATGGCTTGATAGTATGCTTTCGAAGTTTCAACGGCATCCGCTCCAAACTGCCTTTGAAAATTTAAAACTTCCTCGGTGAGTTGTGCTTGACTTTCAGCGGTTGAATCATAAAGAGTCGAAACCTCAGCTAGAGCACTCTCAAGCTCAACCGAAGCTCCAATGGTTCCCGAGTAAGCACTCCCTAGCAAGTCCAATGCTCGGGAGGCCAATTCAACCGCTGCCAAAAGTCCAGTCATGCTAGTAGATAACCCAATCGTGGAATCATTCAAAGCATCAGCATTCGCTTGAGCTTGACGGGTTATCAGGTTGATATCTATATCCAATGATTGAGCCATCTTAATTTCTCCTCAATAACTCTTTGCTTTCCCTTACAGTCTAAAGGAATTGAAGCTTATTTTCTATTCCTAGCTTTCCTTGCTTGTTTCTCTTCCTCTTTTCTTTTGTACTCATCAACAAAACCGTCTATCATTTCAATGTGTTTCATCAAAACGGCTGGCTGTTCAAGATATCCTCCTTTAAAAGGGAGAATCCCTCTCTTTAAGTTTTTCCAAATTCTCATGTAGTCAAAAAACAAATAGTGTAAACGTTGACACTCACAAGTGTAATATTCGAATATTTCACTTTCTCCCAAAGGTTTATCATGAATTACTCTGCATCTATTTCTTATCTTTTCTAGTTCTCTATGGTTATCTTTGGAGTATCTTTTCTCAAGTTTCTTTAGTTTTTCTTCACAAGTTTCTTGTTTAACAATGTAATAGTAGAAAGTTGGTTCCAACGTAGCAACGGTATAGAGGTCACCCCTAAGAAGCCACATAGCGATTTCAAATAGAGCAAGCATTAAAGGTGAGTCAAATTCAGGGCAATGGGTAGGAGTTTCAAGGCTGGTTTGTTGTGCTATCCGCAGACAATTTTTTTTACTATGACTCCTGGAATAGGTTCCCCAGTCGAAGGGTTTTTAACTGGCTCTCCTACCACTGGAACACTTTGAAATACCCCGCCTATTGTTAAACACATAGGGATAATGTTTGCTGGAACTAAGAGAGCATTTATACTTTTGTCCGTAATTTCCCCATTAACAAATTCGAGCTTAAACTCACTTCCATCGATTCTTTTTAGCCCTTTTACATCACAAAGTATACTTTTTAACAAGTCTTTAACGATACCGAGCACTTTTACAGTGTCTTCTTTTGCTTCGCCTAGCCGAGCCTCGTAACTAGCTGCTATTGTTACATTTGGTGGTTTAAAAGTATATTCAATGCCATTAATATCAACGGTTACACGGTCTTCCTGAGACAAAATTAAGTTGTTCATTTCCATCCTCCAATCAAAATTAAGAACCTCCCTGCTATTTTAGCAGGAAGGTGAATCACAAACAAGGTTCTGTTTGTGGAGGATTCGTTTAACTAAACGAAATATAGATATCACTGGGGTAAGTGCCTGAGGAATCTTCTCCCGATTGGAACTCGAGAGAATATTGCATAACCCCGTCAGCATCTTGCTCGGGAAGAGCAGTAATAATGGATTTCGGAATGAAGATTCCAAAAGCCTCTTTCTTCTCTCCTGTCGTACCTGTAGGGTTCCAAGCTCTAAGGAAAATGGGAAACTCGGTATTTCCATCAAACTTATCGAAAAGGTCAACCGAAGTTGTATCCAAATAAGGTGTCATGCTTCCCGATACGGCTCTCTCAGTAGCACGTTGAGCGATAACCCCATTAGCGTTACACGTTGCAGTAACTCGACCATTCGTGTTGTCGATAGTTAGAGACAAACTATTTACTGGTAGTTGAGCTCCATCAACATAAACACAAGCCTCCAATATTACAGGAGGTTCAGCGTTAGAGAAGGAAGGTGTCAGCCCACTAGAGGCTAGAGTTTGAGTGAAAGTCAAACCAGTAAGAGAGAAGTTGAAAGAAGCAAGCTGGCCCGTTTCGAAAGTATCCAAACTCATCGAGGACACTTTACATCCAGCTGATTGTTTCTTGATTGCATCTTCCCAATAGGAAGTGAAAGTCAAGCTAGAGTGTCCTGTGTTGGCACCGTAATAAGTTGTCACCTTCTCAATAACAACACTTGCCGAAAAGGCTGAACCTCCCGCAATAAGAAGAGTAATGTTTGCCGCTCCGACGGTATCATCAACTGCCGTAACTGGGGAAGTATGATAAGCTCCTGCCTCCAAAATCAAGACGATATCACCTACCTCAAAGTCGGCAATATCTGCATCCTCAATTTGAAGCTCAGAAGCGGTATTTCCCGTTGCTTTTGTGGTGACTTGAGATGTAATTTGTCTCTTTCCTCCCAAGAGACTTTTCATCAACAAATCATAATCGGGAGCCTCACCGGCTGTACCATTCGCTGCTGCCTCTACTGCTGCGGTACAGGAACTTGTTTTAATACCAGTCCGAGGAATTTGCCTAGCGATACCGCTTCTCAAAAGGGAACGTTCAACCGTTTCCTTGTCGGGGTTCATTTCGAACCCATCCGCTAAAATTCCTACTGCCTGACTCCCTAGAGTTGGGTCAACTGCTGTCCCTTCAGTTACTTCCTCAGTAACATACAAAACTGCTGATTTCCGTGAAACGTAAGCCATATTATCACCTCTTTTTCTTAAAATTTAAAACTTTACTGTCTTTACCTTCCAAAACTTTCGAATCTTCTTTAAACTCGAAAAGTCTATAGGAAACAACCTCTTCACACAAAACTCCCGCTCTAACATCTTCCACATCTTCCTCTTCAGGTATGAAAGGCTCTCTAGAGTTACTGTTCAAAGGAAAGAATCTTTTCTCTCCCAGAGTTTGAGTAATTTCGGATTCAACCTCTTCAATAGTATCCCCTTCAAAAAAAGAGGAATAAGCTATCGAATGCTCATAATCAACAAAAAGATTAACCATAAATAGTTTCATACTCACTCCTAAAACCACCTGATTCGATACTGAACAATGAAAGAAGCTTGAACCACAATAACTTTGTGATCTTCAATCAAAACAGCGTTCTCGATAGTGAACGGTTGGACGTTGGTCACATAGACCGGTGCTCCCGCTTTTTCCACCATGAAATCGGTTTCAATTTCTTCCATCTTCCCGGATAGAGTTATAACCTTTTCTCTTATTTCATCGTCGGTAATGCTTGCAGAGATATAGCTTTCGCAAAGAAGGAG